GTTGTCGCTGCTACCCCGCCCCGTGTGGGACATGCTCCAGACTCGTTTGTCGGTAGCAGGTGCGAGACTCTACGGGACCACGAATCCCGGCCCGGCCAGTCACTACCTCTGGACCGACTACCTGGGCAACGCCCTGCTTCGCGAGCTAGGCCTGCTCTGGTCAGACACATTTACGCTCGAAGACAACCTTACGTTGTCGAACGAGTACAAAAACAAGCTGCGAGCGCAGTACGCTCCGGGCTCGATCTTCTGGCAGCGTTTCATCGAGGGTAAGTGGGTCAGCGCCGAGGGCGCAATCTACGCGAACGTTTGGAATGACGATGTCTTCTTTGATGATGAATCGGCTCCGCAAAATCTGGATAGCCGGTACAACGCTCATTACGTCGCCGTCGATTATGGCACGGTGAACCAGCAAGCGTCCCTTCAGATCATTGACGACGGAACAACGCTCTGGATTACCAAGGAATTGCTGCACGACAGCCGCAAAGCGGGATTTCAGAAGACCGATGCGCAATACGCTGACGATCTGATCGCGTGGATGCACCCCGACTCTCAGGTCATTCTCGATCCGTCAGCCGCCAGCTATGAAGCTGAACTCCGAAGCCGTGGCATCTCGGTGCGGTCAGCCGACAACGAAGTCCTCGACGGTATCAGGGTTACCAGCACCGCGCTGTGTCGACGTCTGGTGCGCATCCATCGGCACAACTGCCCGACACTCTGCGAGCAGATGCCTGTCTACCAGTGGGACAACGATGCGGCGCTGAAGGGCAAAGAGCAGCCACTCAAGATCAACGATCATTCGTGTTTCGTTTCTGGGACGATGATCGAAACCCCGACCGGTAAGCGTCGGGTTGAGGACATCATCGCCGGTGATGAAGTACTAACTCCGCTCGGAAGATGCAAGGTAATCGCCAATCAACCAAGACTCGACGAGTGCATATCGGTGGGCCTGATCGAAGGCACGCCGGAACACCCTGTCTATTACGGCAACCGGTGGTTGCGTCTTGACTCGGTCAATTTTGAGGAAACATGCGGGTCGAAAAAGTCAGCTACAAGGGCATTGCATTCCGACGGTACCCAGACTCTAAGCGTCTCTCCGACCGCAACTACTTCCGCCCACACGCACGCCACGTGTACAACGGGATTTCAAGCCTTCATCGCGAGGTGTGGCGAGATGCTCATGGGCCTATTCCCGATGGCCATCACATCCACCACAAAGACGGAGACACTGGCAACAACGACTTATCTAACCTCAAATGCCTACCGATGCGGGATCATCTCTCCGGTCACTCCAAGGGAAGACCTTTCGATCCGAACCAATGGGCTATCGTGCAGGATAAAGCAAAGGAATGGCATAGCTCCCCAGATGGGATCGCATGGCACAGAAGTCATGGGCATGCAGTCGCTTCGGCAATCAAGAGTCGAGGAAAGAAACAATTCGATTGCCCGAACTGCGGTAAGCAGTTTGAAGCTTTTCCTATTGGGCTCGTTATCTACTGCTCTAACGCGTGCAAGTCGTCTGCCCGGCGTAAATCTGGCGTGGACAATGTCACCAAAGCTTGCAAGGTGTGTAGCAGGGATTTTGTCTCGAACAAATATGCAAAGTCCGAATACTGTAGCAGGGCATGCTCAGCGAAACACAGGCGTAAAAACCGTCTACTCGCTAAAGACTGAGCATGGATGCTACATCGCCAATGGGTTGCTTGTGAGCAATTGCGACGCTCTCCGTTACGCAGCTAAAACACGTTTGACCGGCTACAGATTGGCCGCATAGGACAACGATGCCGAAGAAGACCCGCAAGCCATCCGCAAAAGCAAAATCGATGGCGGATGCGAAGGCCACCGGCATCGTGACCGAGTCCATCTCCGGTGAGGACTCGTTTTCGAATCCGTCTGCACGGCTAGGCTTCGGTACTCCATCGCTTGGCCAGGGAGCGCATTACCCGCTCACTCGTCACTTGACGTGGAACTACCTGCAACTGCTGTCCATGTACAGATCCCAGTGGCCCATTCGCCGCGTGATTGATCTGCCTGTAGTCGATGCCCTGAAGAACGGCATCAAGATTACGAACCAGCAGCGGCCCGAAGCGAAGGACGCCTTCGCCCGCGTCCTGAAGCAGACGCAGACCATGCCCAAGATCGGCGAGGCTGCCCGATGGGGCAGACTATTCGGCGGCGGCGCGGCGATCCCTGTCATTAAGGGACATGAAGACTGGCTCGACACACCTCTCGATCTCGACGACATCGCGCCTGGCAGCTACCAGGGACTGATGGTGTTCGATAGGTGGAGCGGAATCAATCCCTCTTCCCTCCTGGTGGACGAGTGGAACACACCTCTCGATCACAACCTGCCGTCGTTTTATCAATGCACCACGGCAGAAGGCGCGATGTTCGAAGTCCACGCATCACGCGTGCTTCGCTTCTGCGGGCGCGGCGGCCCTGCGGGATCGCTCCCGCAATGGCATAGGCAGGAAGAGCAGCATTGGTCCGTAAGTGAGATCGAGCTCGTCTTCGATGCGCTCCGGCAATTCGACAACACGTCGTGGGCAATCGCCGAACTTGTATTTCGCGCGAACATCCTTGCTCTGAAACAGAAGGGTCAAGCTGACTTACTGTCGCTCGGCACACCTGCGCAGCAGAAGAGACTCGCAGCCACGATGTCGAACATCAACTGGCTGATGAGCAATCAATCGGTCATCACCATCGGTGATGAGGATGATCTGCAAGCATTGCAGTTCGCGTTTGCAGGACTCGGTGATGTCTGGGATCGTTTTGCGATCGGCGTTGCCGGTGCAGCGGAAATGCCCGTAAGCAAGCTATGGGGCCGGACGATATCCAACCTCGGTAACACCGGCGACGGTGATCGAGAACTCTGGCAGGCAAAGGTCGAAGGAACTCAGTCGATCGAGATTGAACCATCACTCGACAGGCTCTTTCCCATCGTCGCGATGAGCACATGGGGCATGGTGCCTGATGACTTTGCCTGGGCATGGAATCCGGTCCGCAAGCTGGACGGCAAGGATCAGGCTGAACTCGCCGAACGCAAGGGCGGCGCGATCAACACATTCTTTACCAGCGGCATCTTCACTCGCAAACAGGCTCTACGCGAGATCCAAGCCACATCGGAGGAGACAGGCATCGGCCTGTCCATCACCGATGAGGAAGTTGCAGCCGCCGACGATACTCCTATCGCAGGCGATCTGCCACTGGACCCCCAGGAAGACATGAATGCTCAAACCGAGAGCGAGAGTATTCAAACCGCGCTTACAGCTTGAGCAAGCATTTCAACGCGAACTCCTGAAGCTGGTCAGATCACACCTGAACCAGGTGGACCTCGGCCAGCTTCACATTCTGCCCTCGACCATCGAGCAGATCGGACACGATCCGGCGTTCATAGCCGCGAGTGAATCACTCGCTCGACGGATGGTCACAGGCCTCACACGCGAGAACGCCGCAAGCTGGCGTGTCGCTGCCAATCGATCCATGAAGGGCAAGCAGATATATGCAGCCCTACAAGAAGAACTAGCCGGGCAGACCGGCATTCGGGTCGCCAATCTCGTCAGAGATAACACAGCGAAGATCGTAACGGTCACGCAAGACATCGCGCAGCACATCACACCCATAATCGCTCGGATGCAGCAAGAGGGCGTTCGATCAGAGAACATCGAGCCCGCAATTGTCGGTCATCTGCATGAACTGGCCGACTGGCAAGTTCGTCGTATCGCTCGTACGCAAGTAGCGATGAGCGAGACGGATCTCACGCGAGCCCGCGCTGAACGCATCGGTGTCCGGTGGTATCAGTGGGCAACATCACATGACGGTCGCGTGCGTTACTCGCATCGCGTGATGGATAACGTCCTGATCCGGTTCGACGATCCGCCGTCACCAGAGCTATTGGCCGGGCTGAAAGCAAATCCCCGGTTCCCGCATTATCACGCTGGGCAAGTTTACAACTGCCGGTGTGTCGCGCTGCCGGTTGTATCTCTCGATGAGATCAGTTGGCCAGCGCCTGTCTATTACAACGGCTCAATTACTCGCATGACGCGCAAACAGTTTGAGGCTATCCATTAATGGCATTCTTCGGCTCACGCATTTCGGACAATATGTACCGCACGAAGCCAGAAGGCTATTTGGTGTGTCGGGCAGTCCCGATCTCCCGCACCGGTTTCGTCGAATACAGCCCCTCCGAACTTGGCATCGATTCCGACAGGCCCGTCGTACGCGTCTATCGCTCGCCCGAAGAACTGTTCTCTCCCGCGACCATCGCATCGTTCGAAGGAAAGTCGATCACCGATGGACATCCGCCTGAAGATGTGACCGCCGACAATTTCGGAGTTTACGAGAAAGGCCACATCCAAAACGTTCGGCGCGGGGAAGAGGAACTCGAATCAGGTGAGATTCCACTGCTTGCCGATCTGATCATCAAGGATCGTGATCTAGCAAACCGCATCGAGCCGAAGGACGGACAGCGCGAAGTCTCCATCGGCTACAAGAACAAGATTGCCCCCTATGGCACCGAGTTCCAGGCCATCGATCTTCGGGGCAACCATCTCGCCTCCGTCCCTAAAGGACGCGCCGGACACGAAGTACGCATCAGGGACTCTGCTCCCAACCTCATCACCACAAGGACAAACAAACACATGGCACAGACCGCCAACAAGAAGACCATCTTCGGCAAGATGCTCAAGGCATTTGCCGGAACCGACGCAGAGCCCGAGGAAGTAGCCGAAGCCGCGCAGTACAGCCCCGAGGCACAGACCGGTGACGAGTCTGTTGCCGCTCCCGCTGTCGAGACCGGTAAAAACCCGCTCGATGAGCGCCTGACCAAGCTCGAAGACGCGATGACCAAGCTGTGCTCGCAGATGGACGAATTGTGCAAGCCAAAGACCGGGACCGGCGATGAAGATCCCGACCTCATCGAAGAGGAAGAAGCGGTCGCGGGTGATGAGTCCGTGTCCGCTCCCGCAGTCGAGCCCGGAGAGAATCCGCTCGGTGATTCGTTCCGCGCCAACCTGCTCGCTCTGAAGCCGCTCGTTGCCGCTTCCAAGGACAAGTCGATGATCGACGCTTACAACCACGCTCTGCGTTCCACCCGTAAGCCGGGTAAGCAGTCCGGTCGTGACGGATACAAGGTTATCGGTAAGGTCGCCGCGACTCGTTCCGCCGATGCGGAGCGTGCAGCGCAGGATGCGACAGCGCAACGCAACGCCGATCTTGCCAAGATCCTCGCCGACAAGCGCAAGCAGGCATTCACCGGCGTCACCCAGTAAGGGTAAGCCACCAACATCATAGGGGAGTTAGTAACTCCCCGCCCCAAATTCATCACAGGAGTCCCTACCCATGGGCGCATTCACAATCGGTCCCAGCCTTAACGTCGGCTTTCCCGGAGACATCACTCGTCCTGGAACCGACACCTTCTCTCGTCAGATCCAGTCTACAGACGCCAACGGCCCCGCCTTTGGCCATGCTGTGATCCTGAACGCGAACAACACCTACTCCGATCTGGCCACCGCCATCGCTGCCGGAACCACTTTCACCGCCGCGCTGTTCGCTGGCATCGCTCTCCGCATCGTGAAGAGCTTCACGTCCTTCCAGGCGGTGAACGGAACCTTCCAGCAGGCAGGTGTCGGCCAATACGTGCCGGGCGATTTTGCTGACGTGATCACGCGCGGAACCGGCGCTGTGACGGTACAGAACGGCACACCTACCGCTGGCGGTCCTGTGTATGTACGCACCGCTGTGTCCGGCTCGCTGGCTATCGGCGGCTTCGAAGCCAACGTCTCGGGCGCTGCCCCAACCGGCACCGTGAAGCTGACCAATGCCTTCTACACGACCGGCGTTCAGGACGCGAACGGCGTGTCTGAAATCACGATCCAGTTCCCCCAGGCTTAATCTCTCTCATCTCACCCCGGTCGGCTGGCCGGGGCTCACTCCACCAGCCGACCACTCCCCTTTCAAGGTGACTTTCTCATGATCAATCCCCTCGCAGGATTTGAATCCTTCGCGTCCCGCACCGTGCGCGGCAATGACAGCGCAGCCATGTCCGGCATGGACAGCGCCACCGCTGGCGGTCTCGCATTCCTCGTGTCGCAGCTCGAAAAGCAGGACACGCGCCTGCTCGAACCGACCACAGCGGTCTTCTACTGGCGCGATATCGTCCAGCAGATCGGCGGCGGGTACGTGGACTTCACGTCTCACTATTTTCCGAACTACTCGGACGTTGACACTCTTGGAATCGTGTCCTCGCAGTCGAGCAAAATTCCGGTCATCCAGGCTGATGTATCGAAGGTGCAGTACCGTGTCTTCGAGTGGGCGAGCAATCTTCGACTGCCGTTCATCGATATGCAGAAGCTCAAGAACACACCGTTCTCGCTTCAGCAGTTGCTCGATGCTGGTCTGCGGCTCAAGTACAACAAGGCCATGGACAAGATCGTTTACACCGGCGTCGGTAGCATCCCCGGCATGATTAACAACACGTCGATCACCACATCGACGGTTGCGAATCCTTGGACCGGTTCGACCCCGGCGACCCCGGTGGAGATTCAGTCTCAGATCGACACGCTGATCAATAACGCCTACACGGCCTCGAACTTCGACCCGGCTGCAATCCCGAATCGTCTCCTGCTTCCCCCGGCCAAGCTGATTGTGCTCAACCAGGCGTATGTCATCGGTGGCGCTGGTGCGGCTGTTTCGCTCCGTGAGTACATTCTGCAGAACAACGCGGCCACGGCCCTCGGCGTCAAAGACTTCGATATTCAGCCC